CAGACCGAGCAGGTTCTCGCCGGTGCCGTCGCCCGAGATGATCTGCGACTCGAGCGTCAGGTTGAGTCCGACCATGAGGCGCGAGTCGATGATGCCGCGCAGCGCCGGCGCGTCGGCCAGCATGCGGTTCGTGACGGGCACCCAGTGGGCGATGGTGCGTACGGGCGCGAGCTGCTGGGTGTAGATCAACGTCGACTCAGGCTTGGTGCCCGACGTACCCGTCGTGGCCGTGGCCTGAGGTACCGGCGCCGCGGCGTTGGTGAAGGTCGTCTCAGCCACGTAGCTGATCGTGTCGCTGGTGGTGCCCGAGCGCGGGATCAGGTCCAGGATGGTCAACTCGCGCGTCAGGATCGGCACGCGCAGGCCAGGCTGGTAGTCCGGCGTGACGAACGCGCCGCCGTTGCCGCCGCTGCCCGCGAAAATCAGCGTCTTGGTCGAGAATCCCTCGAGCGGGACGTCGATGGTGTAGTTGGTGGCGTTCGAGTTGAACAGGCCGCTGTCCTTGAGCGCCTTGTACTGGGCGTGCTCGAGGAACTGCTGGCCCGGCGACTTGACCTCGCCCTCGCGCTCGACGGCGTGCGGCACGCGGCCGGCGCGCTCGTTGTAGCGCTTGACGTTCGAGAAGATGCGCTCCTTGCGTTCGTCGCGCTCCTCGAGTGGCGCGAGCCGATCCTCGATGCGATCGATGGAGCCGAGCAGGTCCTTGACCTCGGTCTCTTCGTCGGCGTTGGTGATCGGCCCGTCGGGGTATTTCTTTTCGATGGCGGCGGCGCGTTCGTACCGCACCTTGGCCTCGGCGCGCAGCTGCGCCAGGTTCATGCCCGCCAGCTTTTCGACGGTCAGCTCGTCATCTCGGGTCGCGGTTGGCATCAGGCGGTCTCCAGTTGAAGGAAGCGCTCACCTCGGCGCAGCGCGTTGGCCAGCTCGAGGCGCGTCTTCATGCCCTCATCGGGTGGTGAGGGCGGACTGGCGATCTGTTCGAGCCGTTCGGCCGCGCCTTCCAGCACGTCGAGCAGGTCGTGGATCGCGTCGATGTGGGCGCCTGAGAGCTTCCGCTCCTCGTCCACCCGTCGTGCCTGGAGCGCTTCCGCTGCCTCCGCGGCGATAGTCGCGTAGCCGCCCACCTGGGCGAGCAGATCTTCGAAGGGACAGTCCTGGTCGAGCTCGCCCAACCATTCCGACAGTTTTGCGTCCGGTTCCGACACTTTCGCGCCGGTGCCGATGCCCTCGTTTTTGGCGTGGCGATTCAGGTGGCCGCGAGCACGCGAGTGGGCGTCGTCGGGCATATCCGACTGCGGCTCGCGGGACAGGGCGTTGCGGAGGTGCGGGGCGTCGACCTTGCCGTCCGAATCGTGGTGCGGCAGTTTTCTCAGGCTGCGCGGCACCGTCTTGCCGGACTTGTCCTTGCTGCCGCCGGGCAGTACGACGGCGAACGCACTGTCGGGCAGGTCGTTGACGTAGCTGCCCGACCAGGTCGCTTTGTCCTCTGCGACGGCGTCCTCTGACTTAACGGCCGTGACGGTGGCGCGTTCGTTCATCGGCATGGCGACCACACTGCACTCGAGGAGGTCGACCGACTTCAGCAGGCGTGTGTCCGCGTCGTCCCACTCGACGTCGGTGGGGATGTAGCCGATGGAGAAACTGTCGAGGGCGCCGTCCTTGAGCAGCGTGTGGACGTCGCGACCGCGCTGGGTCTGGCTGATCTTGAAGCGGCCGAAGAGGCCTTTGTCATCGCTCTTGAGCTCAATCGGCAACCCGATGACCTCGTGCGTGTCGTGGGCCCACAGGAAGCGCACGGGCGTCTTTGCAGCCAGCGTCGCGTCGAACGCGCCGCGCATGACGACGTCGCCGCCGTGGTCGACGTTGCCGTAGGTCGACACGTAGCCTGCGACCTCGGCACCGGCGTCACTCGACTTGAACTCGGTGACCTTGAATCGCGGCCCGTACTCGATGTCGCTCACACGCGCGCCCCTCCCGGATGGGAATCGACGGGATGGTCGGTCAGTGGCCGCCCTGCGCGCGTCGCGGCGCTAGTTTAGCCGACGAGCAACGTTGTGGCGCCGCAGTGCCGGCACTTGACCTCGGCCAGGGCGCCGCGGCTCAGCCGCACGGCTGGCAAGGGACTCCGGCACTGCCCGCAGCGATCGCTCTTCAGGCGGTCGCTGGCAGCAGGATCATCGGGGACCGTGATGCGTCCAGGATGTGGGACCAGGCGATCGGCCATTGCTGCCAGTTGCGGTCGAGGCTATGCACGGCCGCGAGTCTACGGCGTTGGGCGCGCCAGAGTTGTTTGCGCAGCACGGCGTTCTCGACCAGCCGCGCGAGCTGCGTCTCCCATTCGGCGGCGGTCTCCGCCAGCAGGCCATCCTCGCCGTCGTTGACGACCTGGGCGTACAGGGTGGGACTGGCGACCGCGGGCACGCCGGCCATCGCGTACTCCCAGACTTTGATCGGGGTTTTCGCCGTGTTGAAGAGCTTGGGGGCGACGCTGGCGCAGCCGATGTCGAAATTGAGCAGGGCGCGCGGATACTCGGTTAGCGGCAGCCACCCCAGGCGCCGGCAGCGATCGGCAGGGACGGCGTCGACGAGCACGTCCGGAAGAAAGCCCTGCACCACGAAGGTGACCTCAGGGTAGCGCTTGGCTAAGTTGTGCCAGGCCTCGGCGACGGGCTCGAGGTCTTCGTAGTAACGCGAGCCGCCGGCCCAGCCGATGGTGAGTGGCGGCACCACGCGGTGGCAGCCGTGCAGCACGTGGTGGAACCAGCGCGTGTCGATGGCATTGGGCACGACCTCCACCGGCACGTCCGTGTACTGGCTGACGATGGTGCGGAGGCGACGGGTGGTGACCGTCACGCCGTCGGCGAGTTGCAGCACGTCGATGCGCGCCTGCCGCTCCTGCTCGAGCCGTTCAGAGCCTTTCTCTCGCTCCGTGTCCTGGGTGGAAAAGGCGCGCTCGACGATCGCGGGCGAGTAGACGTCGTCGTCGGTCTCGACAATGCACGCCAGCCCGCAGCGGTGCATGGCGCCGATGAAGCGCTGGGCGTCGGCTCGGCTCGTCCAGAACAGGCGGGGGAGCAGGACCGCGTCGAAGTTGTACGGGAGTTTGGCGATGAACCGCGGGTCGTTGTTCTCGGGGTCGTCGCGCGCCTTCCAGTGAGCGAAGAGGCCGTGCTTCTGCAGCTCGGCGAAGGGCTGAAAGACGCGCCAGAGCGTGCAGCCGCTGATGTCACCAACCAGGGCAAGCACCCGCGGCGCGTCAGTCAAGACAGCGCCCCGCGCCGTGTGGTCGACTGCACACGTCCTGCGTCCAGGAGTGGTTGGGGCGCGGCATCAGCATACTCTCATCGCACCAATCGACGTTCCTCCCACTTCTCGTGACAATCCGTGCAAAGTGAAATGAGATCCGACGGAAGTTCGTAGCCGAGGTATTCACGAGTGAGATGATGCGCTTGTAGAGGCTTCCGCTGGTGACAGCCCTGGCATTTCCGGTGGTCGATGGTTTTGCGCTCTGCTGCGCGCTCGCGCCACTGCCGTGTGCCGTAATAGACGACGGCTCTTGCTCGCACACGTTCTGGACGCTGGAATTGCGGGTCGTCGAACAGGCTGTATGAACCGATTCTCGATAGCGACATACAGCGAGCGTGGCAGTCGGCAACACCGGAATCTACTTACGTTCGTATATATACTCAGCCAGCCAAGCGCTCGTGGCGGTCTATGTCGAGCGTGATTGAGGCGACTAGTGCTGCCGTCGTCGTCACGTGAAAGATATCGCGCAGTTCAGCGAGGTACTGCTTGGTCGTCGTCGTCTTGAGGGCTGCAACAACCGCCAGCTGCTTGGTGTTGAACCCGACGCCGAGCCTCACAGCATGACCAAGAAGCTTCACAAGTCGAGGATCCGGATCGATGTCACGAAGCTTCCATTGCTCGAGAAGCCACACCGGGAGCGGATGACTGGGCTCTCTCATGTGCGGTTCCGTGAAGCCCTCCCCAACCAAGTAGTCCGGCTCAATTCCGGGCAGCCCCCGTTGCAGAGCAGTATTCCGCCCCATCAGACGACGCCCTGCCTGAGCACCGGTACCAACGTCAACTGACAGTTCGGGTGCGCCAATGTCGGCGCCTGCTCGATCGGCACAATCTTGCCGTTGCGATCGCAGCACACCTGGTCCCACTGGCAGCCGTCGATGATCTGGACGCGGTCGACCAGCCCCGTGGCCAGATAGCGATCGAGCGCCGAGGTGCGTTGCGCGACGCCGAGCTCTGTGCGCGCCAGGGTGAGCGCGCGGTTCTTCCACGTCTCGCGGAACAGCCCATTGATGCCAGGGAAGTTGTCTGCGGGCACGCCGTATGCGAGTTGCCAATCGCTGTACCCACGCGCCTGGCCTTCTTGCAAAGAGGCGGCGATGGCCAGGCGCGTGCTCTCATCTATCCGCACGACGCGCGACGCGGCCGTCTGTAGCAGGCGCCGTGTCGCGGCGTCGTCAACCCGAAAGTTGTCCGGGTCCAGGTCGAAGTGCGCGGCCACGAGCAGGTTCACGGCGCGCAGCATGAGCGCGTAGAACCGCTCAAGGATCTGCTGCAACCGGTTCTGCTCGTCGGCCGAGTCGTAGTGCGGCGTCGGCGGCGGCTCATCCGCCTTAAGCTCGTGCTCAGCGATCACGGCGCAGCGTCCAGACAATCCCGGCTATCACCAGTAGCACCAGAGCGGCGAACACGAGTTGGCGTTGCTCATGGCTTGGTCATGCTCCTGACAATGCGTCGTCTCTGTCCGTCGAAGAAGCGCTGCAACTCGTCCTCGAGCGCCGGCGTGCTGAGCTCGACGAGCGCCTCCAGGGCATCGGCCGTCAGCTCGCCCGCCTTCAAGGAGATGACGCGCTCCTTGGCCGGCGGCAACTCGGGCGGCGCGGCTTGCTGGCCGGGCACGGGCAACGTCGGGATCTGGGGCTTGGGCATCGCCACGTCGCCGCCCGGCATCGGCTCGAGGCCGACCTCGGCGCGCGCCTCGTTGGGCATGACCCACCCGGTGCGCACGGCGTTGTCGAGGCGGGTGAACAGTGCGGTGCGGTCCTCCTGGAGCGCGCGCACTTTGCTCACGTCGTAGGCGACGCGCACGTCGTCCTCGTCGGTGAAGTCCGGCTTGAGCTGGTGGTTGAAGGTGGCTGCGTCCATGCGCCAGTTCGGGATGACGGTCACCTCGGTGAAATTCTCGCGCACCTGTTTCATCGAAGCGAAGTTGCTCGTCTGAGCCAGACCGACGCCGAGGCCTGCGACCGCGGGCGGCACGCCCATCACCGCGGCGATCCTGGTTTCGGGCACGTTGTGCAGCGCTTCCAGGTTCAACTCCTGCGGCGAGAAGCCGAACTGCTGCATCGTTGCGCCCGCCGTCAGCACGCCGACGTTGCCGCGGTTCTCGAAGCCGAAGCGCGTCTGCAGCTGCTGCTTGAGCGACTCAGCCTGGTCGTCGCTGAGCGAGGCGCCCTGTGGCACCTGGACGACGAGGCCGGGCACGCCGAAGTTGCGCAGCAGCGCGTCCGAGAACTGCGTCGCGGCCGTGTCTGAGGCGATCTCACGCACCAGCCGCTTGAGGGGTGACAGTCCCAGGCGCTGGTCCTGGTCGTCGACGCCAATGCGAAAGTGGATCATGTTCTCGCGCGGGATATCGTCCCATTGGTACGGGCCGTAGGTGTAGCGATAGAAGTCGACCAGCCTGGACGAGCCCGGCAGAGTCATGGGTTTGACCAGACGCGGCGACAGCGGCCACAGCTCGACGACGTTGCCGGTCAGCTCGTCGCCAGAGCGGACCTTGCGCAGGTAGGCGTTGCCATCGCCATGCTTGGCCCAGCACGTCCAGAACCAGAGCTCGAGGTTGGTGTGGTGCGGGTTGGGATGGGCCAGCAGCAACTGCAACGGCGAGGTGTCGAGCCACTCCGCGGTGCCGGCCTCCGGGTCGCCCTGGTAGACCTTGAGTACCGGCTCGATATGCGCGTTGCACAGTGCCAGCAGGCAGGCAAAGACCGCTGAGTTGGCATCGCCGAGGCTCTGCTGCGGGTTGGCCAGCATCCACTGACCGGGCCCGCTGGTGATGACGGTGGGCGGGGTAATCGCGACTTGCGGCGGCACGGTGCCGAGCATCTTCTGCTCGACCTCCGTCTGGAGGTCCCGACCGCGGAGGTAATCGACTACCGCTTGCAGGGGATTGGCCACTAGAAGAATTTCACCTCCACGTCGTCGATGAGCAGATTCGAGAGCGCCCACACGAGCGCGTCCAGGCGGTCGGGCGACGGGTCGCCGGCGTCCGGCACCCAACTGCACAGCTGGTCCTCGAGCGCCGCCAGCATGCCCACGTGGTGAATTTTCCCCTGCTCGTCAAGTGCGGCCACCGGCTCGGCGCGCAATCGCTTGCCGCGGGACGCGGACACCAGGGTGACGGGCACGTTCGGGTCGACGGCGCGGATGGTGGCCAGCACCATGTCGCCGCCGAAGTTCTTTTCAGCGACCAGGCGGTCGGCTTCCAGCTCGCGGTACAGCTGCACCGCGCGGCGGGCCCAGCGCTCGGGCGACAGTCGCTCGGACACGTCGCGCAACACATAGCCGTGGCCATCGGCGCCCTTCGCCGCGGCGATAATGCCGCACTCGGCATGGCCCTCGTCATCACCACCGGACGGGTCGATGCCGACGACGATACGCAGCAGGTCCGGCGCGACGCTGACACGCTGCTTGTCGAGCCGGTCGCGGGTCCATAGCGCGCCAGGCACGTCGTCGAGCCACTCCGCCTCGAGCTCCTGACGACCCAGCCGCGTGCCGCCATAACGGTCGTACAGCCGCTGACGGACGATCGCCGAGAGGTACGGGTTGTCCGCGGTTCGCGCATGAGTGACCTGCGTGCCGCGGCGCTCGGCGAGGTCGCGCACGAACTGCCGCGCTTTCGGGGTCGTGGTCGCGATGGCCCGCGGGCGATCGCCGAGTCGAAGACCGAACTGCGCCTGCTCCCAGGTATCTTGATTCCAGAGCGCGAGCTCGTCGGCCCACAGCAGCGACCACTGCGGGCCGTTCCATCGCGCCGGCTCCTCGGCGCCCAGG